GCTTCGGCTCTGCTCGGCTATGGCTGTGCTGTGTAACCTCGTGAAAAGCACGTGACAACGCCACATTAAGTATATAAAGAGAGCAATTCCCACTGGAATTTCACTTGAAATTTATGCAATGCGGGAAGCCGATCGACCAGCACGTGACCGTCGCCAAGGAACCTATTGGTTTGGGACTCTACCCGTCCAGCCCGAGCTTGAATGGGCCCCCTGTCTACCAGAAGGAGTCACCTACATCCGTGGCCAGTTGGAAGAAGGGGAAGGAGGACTCATCCACTTCCAACTCTTCTTCATCCTCCCCAAGAAGGCTTCTCTCACCGCCGTCCGTGAGCTTTGGGAACCGTATGTGGGCCATTGGGAACTCTCCCGATCCAAGGCCGCCGAAGAGTATGTATGGAAGGAAGAAACAAGAATTGGAGAACCGTTTGAATTCGGAGAACGTCCGTTTCGTAGAAACAGCTCAACTGACTGGGATGTCGTCAAGCGGAATGCTCAATCAGGTCGGTTGGACGAGATCCCCTCCGATATCTACGTTCGTTATTACAGTTCCCTCTGTCGCATCCGGGGAGATTCTTTACAGCCGGCTTTTGTGGACCGATGTTGTACAGTACTATGGGGCGACACTGGCACTGGGAAGTCGCATCGAGCCTGGGAATCCTGCGGTATTGAAGCATATAGTAAAGATCCGCGTACGAAGTTTTGGTGTGGATACAGCGGTCAAGAATCTGTTATATTCGATGAATTTCGAGGAGCTATCGATATTGCACACTTGTTACGGTGGTGTGACAAATATCCGGTCCGCGTGGAAGTCAAAGGAGGTTCGGTCCCCCTCTCCGCAAAGAAGTTGGTCTTCACGTCAAACTTGCATCCCTCCGCCTGGTACCCCGAACTCGATCCAGTCACCTATGCAGCACTCGAACGAAGACTCGAGATCATTCACGTAACTGAACGTGAAGATGAAGTAGTTGAAGTTGAAGAATAAATCTTTTCTTTTTAAAGATGAAGGTTAGCAGAAAGAAAGTTAAAAGTTATGGAGTATCAGCAGCAAATTTTTATGGAAAGGCCAAGGCTGCAGCAAAGCTTGGAAGAGCTGTCTACAACAAGTACAAGGCAGGAACGAAAGTTGCATTACGGGCTCGTCGTACTTATCGCAAACTTACTCGTACAAACCGCGGTTCTCATTATACAGGCAACAATGCAGGACACAACGATTGGGCGTCGTTGCCCACCAAAAAGTTCTATGTGAGTAAAAGGAAACCATGGAAAACCTTAGGCAAATTTCATTTGGAACATACTACGGATGTGTTGTTGGATCAGGGTTCAACTGGTTATCAAGTTACTGCAAATGCTGTGGCCACTTTTACTGTTCCTCAGTTGTATGGCAATACTAATACTTCTATTTCGAACTATAAGGAATATTGGGCTACCAATCCGTTTGATTTGAATCCTTATTCAACTCCTGTATATAATTCTATTTATACTACGAATTTGGGTGCTACTGCAGAGGGTGATAAGTATTTCATTAAAGATACTGTTCAAACTCTACAATTTGTATCTCTACAACCTACAGCATGTCGTGTTGAAGTGTATTGGTTATTATGTAATGCCAATTCAGATCACCCTCCTCAAACTGCTTGGATTGATGAAGTAAATTCACAGAGGTATGCTCAACCTGCTTTGGCTGAAGGTGCTCATACTACTGCAGGTGGTGCACCTACTGCTACTGGAGCAGGTTCAGTTTCTAATCCTAGAACTGTCCCTCCTAGAGGATTCTATCATTTTTGGAAGAAGTTACATTATGATGTGTTTATGTTACAACCTGGTGATAATCTGTCTCTGACTAGAATATTTGAATACAATTTGATGGTTCAAAGAAATCAAATTGGTGACAATAATACTCAGTTCTTGAAAGGTGTTACTTTATATCCATTAGTTGTTGTTAATTCAGCGGTTGTTGGTATTGGAGCTGATGGACAAGCATTTCCTCCAACTGATATTGATCGAGTTACTTATGGACGAAGTAAAGTTGGTTTTATTCATAGTTGCAAAATGAACTTTGCAGCTTTACCTGTTAATCGTTATCAAATTACTCGTAAAGAGATTGGATATGTTGATGGTAATAGCAATAATGCTACAGCTATTGTTGATGCTGATGATGAGGAGATCTCAGCTAATCCTATTGGTTAATAAATTATATTTCCCTTTATCATTCCAAGGGTCGGCTGGGCCGACCCTCTTAGTGCGAAGCACTCGCCAGCCGTAGGCTGGCAGCCAACCGAAGGTTGGCAATTTTTTGGTATAGCAGTGATGGTTGAGCCATAGTAAGCACCGGGTGCAAGAGGATGTATAACATCCGTGCACCTAGTATTACTTACTATGGCGAATTCTCTTCTCACATGAAGTCTCACTTATTATCCGCAGTCTAATTATCCGAGTTAAGGGTGGCTTCGGCTCTGCTCGGCTATGGCTGTGCTGTGTAACCTCGTGAAAAGCACGTGACAACGCCACATTAAGTATATAAAGAGAGCAATTCCCACTGGAATTTCACTTGAAATTTATGCAATGCGGGAA